AAGATATGGACTTGATAGGGTTTAGTAAGGAATTTATAGAAAATAATGGAAAAGCTTAGTTTATCTGATAAGGAGGTGCTGTTACACAAAGCATCTAAAGATTTAATACTGTTTGGTAAGTTGTTTTTACCAAATGATTTTTTACACAAATCAGCTTCTCCTCCTTTTCACCATACTTTAGGTAAAAAATTAATTAGTACAAAACCTGGAGCACGTATTTGTAATGTGCTTCCAAGAGGTTTTGGAAAATCAGTATTAATGAAGGCAGCAATCATGCACAAGCTGTGCTTTACACCAGAAGACCAATCTATGTTTATGGCTTGGGTAGCTGAGGAACAAGGTCAGTCTATTGACCACGTCAAGTATATACGTTCACATTTAGAAACAAATCAAGCTATTAGATATTACTTTGGTAATCTATGTGGAGGTGACGTAGGTAAGAGATGGACAGAAAAAGACTTAATTACTACAAAAGGGCATCGTATTATAGCAAAAGGTACTTCACAGCGTCTTAGAGGTCGTGCTGAGGTAGATACACGTTATACAGGTATCATACTGGATGACTTTGAATCAGAGTTAAATACAAAGACTGCTATACGTAGAGATGAAATTAAACAATGGATTGTATCTACAGTATATCCATCACTAGAAGAAAGTCCTGGTAAAGAAGGATGGATATGGTTATCTGGTACGATTGTACACTATGATGCATTCTTACAAAACATTGTAGATGGATGGAAAGAATCAGAAAAGACGAAAAAGTCTTATCCGTGGGATGTAACCTTTATTCGTGCTATAGAAGATGGTAAACCAGCATGGGAAGAACAATTTCCATTATCTAAGTTAAATCAAAAAAGAAAAGAATACATAGAGGCAGGTAAGGTAGATAAGTTTGCTCAAGAATATCTAAACGATGCTAGAGATGCTGCGTCTGCGTCATTTAAGATGGATAACATAAACTATCACAATTATGAGTTTCACACAGATGGACAGTTTACTTATTTAAGAAATGACCAAGAGATGATACCTATTTATACTTACATGGGTGTTGACTTAGCACATACAGCATCTAACACCTCTGACTATCAAGTTATTGTAGTAATGGGTATAGATGCAGACAAAAACAGATATGTTATAGATTACTACCATGATAAGATACCAGCGTTTGATATGCCAGAAGAAATATTAAAGATGGCTAAAAAATACTCACCTATACGTAGATGTGCTGTAGAGACGGTAGGTGCACAAGAAATGGTGCGTGATATGTTAGAACGTATGGCACGTAAAGAAAAAAGATTATTACCTGGTATTAACAAAGGAGTAAGACCTCCACATGGTATTAAAAAAGAAGACAGGTTAGAAATGTCTTTAGGTAGTATCATCAATAGTAAGAAACTATACATCAAAAAAGAACATTCAGAACTAATGGATGAAATCTTTGAGTTTCCAAAAGGAAAGCATGATGACTTGCTAGATGGATTGTATTATGCAGACTTTTTTGCTAAAGCACCTAGAAGTAGAGTAATACAAAATGATGAGTATGAAAGACCAGATGATTTTCCAACACAAGCACGTACAAAAATAAATTGGATGACTGGATTAAAAATATGAGAAATCGCCTAAAAGGCTGTTTTAAATTAAACAGGGTTATGGTATCTGATTATACATTAGAACAATACATTGACTACTTAAAAAGGGTAGAAGGGTACGCAAATAAAGTAGGGGAAAAGTTTTATCCGTACGACTCACCTGAAGGTGGGTTAAAAACTATTGGGTACGGTTACAAGCTGAAAACGCTTGAAGAGCAAAATACTTATGAGAAAACAGGTATGAGCGAAAGAGAGGTAGAAGACCTCTTGTTGCATGAAGCACAACTATCTGTTGTAAAAGCTAAAAACTTCTGTGTAAGCAGAAATAGAAAATGGTCTGATGTGGATGATAGGCTGAAATATGCCTTAGCTGATTACTGTTTTAACTTAGGTGGGTTAAAAAAGTTCCCAACTACTGCAAAATTTTTAATGCATAACAATGTAGATGGTGTATTAGAAGACGACCCAGGAAGACCTGGGTTCAAGCAGTATGAAAGAGTATTTAGAGACCCAGAAGGCAAAAGAAGAAGATTAGGTAGAAACAAAGAGTTCTATAAAGAATTTTTACAACCGTATACGGAGCAAGCATGAAAATAGATACACAAGGTTTAGGAAGAAGACTTTACAGCTTTGGTAAAAAAACCAAAGATAAAACAAGAAAGTTTATGGACAGATTCACTGTTGAGGCAGAAAATTTAAGAAGAGCAGAGTATAATGCTCAAAGAGATTCAGGAAAAGTAGATTATTTACCAACTAGAGGTCTAATGAAAGAACAAAAAGCTATCAAAGAAGATAGAAAACGCAGACAACAAATGAAGGTTAAATAATGTCAAGAATCAAAGAAGACGTAAAAGCAAGAGAAAATAGAGAAATTTTTCAACGTTATGCAGAGGCTAGAAGAGACTGGGATGTTGAAGCTAGAGATGCAATAGATTTTACATTAGGAAATCATTACACAGCAGAAGAGTCAGAAGTATTACAATCTGTAGGTCAAGCAGATTTTACTATTGATAGAATCTATGCTGCTATAGATAAACTAAAATCTCTAATGACATCAAGACCTGTAAAGTTTGGTGTTACTGCTAGAGAAGATTCAGATACGAAATTAGCTAATGTTTGGAGAACATTATTAGAATATATCTATGATATATCAGATGGGCAGCATCATTTCAAACAAGCTGTACACGATTATGCAACTGCTGGTATTGGTTATTTTTATGCATATATAGAACCAGAAGCAGATTATGGTAGAGGAGAAGTCATGTTTACTCATGTCAATCCATTCAGAGTGTACGTAGACCCTGCTTCTAGAGACAGGTATTTTAAAGATGCTGCAAACATTTTGATGTCTACCATCTTAACAAAAGAGCAATTATTAGACTTATATCCAGATGTAGAGGAGTTTCTACCAAATATTGAAACACACAATATGTCTGACTATTATGATGATTATCCTGATTCACAGCAGAAGAACTCACAGAATGTATTTACACCTGCTGAAGTAGAAGATAAAGATTATGAGAATACCATAACACAACGTTATCGTATTATTGAACGTTTTAGTAAAGTAAGAGTTCCTTATTATAGAGTAGCTGACCAACAAAACAATACTGAAACAATTATGAGTGCAGAAGCATTTGAAATCTTTGTAGCTGAAAATGAAGCTAAATTCAATAACAATACTTATGCTTTTGTAGAAATACCACAAACAAGAATTAAAGTTACAGCATCATTAGGACAAGTCCTTTTATATGAAACTATATTGGACACTGATACTTATCCTATCGTTCCTATACCAAATATATGGACTAATACACCATATCCTAAATCAGATGTGAATAAAGTTAAAGATATGCAGAGACTACTTAATAAGTTATTCTCTCTTGCATTGTCTCATGCTCAAACTTCTGCTGGTCTAAAACTATTAGTACCACAAGGAAGTGTGGAAAGTATTTCACAACTTGAGAAAGATTGGGCTAATCCTAATGCTGTAATAGAATATGACCCAAGCTATGGAGAACCACATTTTCCTTCTCCACAACCTTTAACAAGTCAGTTCTATGCTCTTATCAATCAAGTAGAGCGTTATATTGACTTAAACTTCGGAGTTCCTGAGCTATTACAGGGGTTCAAAGAAGGTGCACCTCAAAGTGTACGTGGCACAATGCTACTAGCACAAATGGGAGAAGGTCGTGGTGCTTCTAAGTTGCGTGACATTGAAATGGCATTGCAACAGCTTGGGAAAGTATTATATCAAATGTCTAAAGAACATTACACATTTGAAAAGAAATTTAGAATCGTACAACCAAACAATGATATTACACAGTTTGCTATTAACAATAGATTGTATGATGATAAAACAAAAGAATTGGTCAAAATAGAAAATGATATTACTTCAGGACAATTTGATGTTCGTGTTGTTTCAGGTTCAACAATGCCTAATAACAAACACGCTGAATATCAAATGTATCTAGAAGCATATCAGTTAGGATTGATTGATAGAACCGAAGCGTTAAAGAAAACAGAAATCTTTGACAAAGAAGGTGTCTTGCAACGTACTGGTGAAGTACAAAGAATGCAAGGTATTATTAGTCAATTACAAGACCAGATAAAACTTCTATCTGGAGATTTACAAACTGCCCAGAGAGAGTCTATGTCTGACAGAAAACGTGTTGAGGTACAGAAATTTAAATCTGAACTTAATAAAGTGGTTACTGGGGCAAAGGCTCAACAGAAAGTAAATACAGAAAGAACCAAACGTCAACAAGAACAACAGGTGCAGGCTGGAATAACTTCATTGATGTCAGAAGATATTGGTGAATAAAAAAACAGCACATCGAAAAGGAGATAATATGAGTGACTAATTAATGAAAGAGTATGAAGAAACTTTTGAAGGTTCTGAAACTTCTGAAAATAATGATATAAGTGAGCCTGAAATCGAACAGGATTTGAGTTCTGACGTACCACAGGAAGATGAGGTACGTAAATTCCAGTCTATGTATGATAAAGCTCAGGCTGAGTTAAACAAAGTAAGACCAGTAGCAAAACTATTTCAGGATAATCCTGAACTGGTAGACGTTGTTAGAGACCACTTAACAGGGGGTAAAGGACAGGACAAAGAGCAAATACAAATAAATGAAGAGGAATTTAATCCTTGGGATGCGTATACAAATCCAAATAGTAAATCGTATCAATTAAGACAACAAGAGATTGATGATGCTGTTAGCTCAAGAATGAGAGACTATATGGGTCGCTTAGAAGCACAGCGTCAAGTGGACACTCTTAAATTAAGAGCACAAACTGAATACAAGATGTCTGAATCTGATGCAAACGACTTTGTAGATTTTGTTACAAAACCTAAAGAACAACTTCCTCTAGAGACACTGTTTAACGTATGGAATACAAACAAAAACGGTTTACCACAAGTAAATGAAAATATTGAAAGCGTAAAGCGAGCACAACAAAAACCTAAGTCAGCTGGTTTAGTTCAAGGTGGACAACCTCCTAAAACATCTGATGAAGATAATATGTGGTCCAATATTTTGAAAGCTGGTAATACACGCTCTATACGTGGCAGTATTGCAAAAAAATAAACGTAAAGGGGAATTAAAATGGCAATAACAAGTGGACAACTTAAAGCAAGTAATCTTACTGCTTCCACTACAGCTACTGGTGCTGCTGGCACTGGTGTTGCTCCTGACCAAAGAAGACTGTTTAACTTCAGCGACAGAATCGCTGAATTAGCACCTGAAGAATCACCATTCTTCGTGTACTTATCAAAAACAGCTAAACTTCCTACTGACGATTCTTTGTTCCGTTATCTTGAAGATAGGTCAAAGATTAGTTACACAAGTAGAGAGTTCTTCATTGATGGAGCTGTAGGAACTGTAGCAGCAGGTACAGATTACACAATAACTGTAGATGATAATGCATCATCACCAGCATCTATTGACTTCTTAGTTAAAGGTATGGTAATTGCAGTTAGAACTGTTGGAGCAGCAGACACAGCAGGATATGGAAATGCAATCTTAAGAGTAGAAACAGCACCTGTAGATAACGGTGCAGATACTACTTTCCAAGCTAAATGTATTTCTGTTTCAGGCGTTTCTGGTTCTGACAGCATTGCTGATGATGACAGATGTCAAATCATCGGTTCAGCT